GACGGGCACACTGAATCATGGCTTTATGCCGTAACATCCGTTTGGGATGCGACTGCCACGGCCCCGTGATTTCTCTGCCTTCGCGAGTTTTGAATGGTTCGCGGCGGCATTCATCCATCCATTCGGTAACGCAGATCGGATGATTGCGGTCTTTGCGGTAAATCCGGCACGTACATGATTCATTGTCCTGCTCAAAGTCCATGCCATCAAACTGCTGGTTTTCATTGATGATGCGGGACCAGCCATCAACGCCCACCACCGGAACGATGCCGTTCTGCTTATCAGGGAAGGCGTAAATTTCTTTCGTCCACGGATTAAGGCCGTACTGGTTGGCGACGATCAGCAATGCGATGAACTGCGCATCGCTGGCATCACCTTTAAATGCCGTCTGACGAAGAGTGGTGATCAGTTCCTGTGGGTCGACAGAATCCATGCCGACACGTTCAGCCAGCTTCCCAGCCAGCGTTGCGAGTGCTGTACTCATCCGTTTTATACCTCTGAATCAATATCAACATGGTGGTGAGCAATGGTTTCAACCATGTACCGGATGTGTTCTGCCATGCGCTCCTGAAACTCAACATCGTCATCAAACGCACGGGTAATGGCTTTTTTGCTGGCCCCGCAGCGTTGCAAATGATCGATGCAGAGTGATTCAAACAGGTGCTGTGGAAGACCTTTTTCCATGTCGTCTGCCAGTTCTGCCTCTTTCTCTTCACGGGCGATCTGCTGGTAGTGACGCGCCCAGCTTTGAGCCTCAAGACGATCCTGAATGTAATAAGCGTTCATGGCTGAACTCCTGAAAATGGCTGTGAAAATATCGCCTGCGAAATGCCGGGCTGATTAGGTAAACAGGAAAGGGGATTAGTGATTCAGGCCGTTGCCGCGTCCGTCGAGAAAAACTTCCACGAGCAAGTCACGGGTATAAGTGCGCTCGATGCCGCGATGCAGATAAAGCCGTCCGCGTAAATTAGCTGATGCAGTCCAGGTACCATCTTTGTGTTTGACCAGCATTCCTGGCATGACCGCACCGCGATTAACGGTCTGCGTTCCGTAATGTTGATGAACCATAAAAACTCCTGCCCGTAAGCTGGGCTGCTGAACATATAGAGACTTCTGCGCGTATTCAGGCGGTGGATGGCCGCCGGTTGTCATAACTAAGCCGCCTCGTTGAAGCGACTAAGGTATGAAATGTTGAGTTAATTTCAGCTGGTCACACCGACGTTCACGCGTCCGTTTCACCCCTCGCACTCCCCGAAGCCTGCTGAAATTCAAACTGCGGATCTAAGCGGTCATCGCAACGGTGAATCAGGTAGTTGCCGTATCGTTGTGTTGTTGCGATGAACTTATTTAAAACTATAGTTGTTTTATCGTCAACAACAAAAGTTGTTTTATTGGTTGTTTTAGATATAACTGGTTGTATTTAGGATGGATTTATTTTGTGACTTGAATCGCATAGCGATAACTGAAGCGAGGTTATGGTGGTTTTTTTAACGGTGTGTGTGATGAGGGGAGGGCAAAAGAAAACCCGGCACGGTGACCGGGATTCTTACGCCGTTAGGTAAAGATATTATTGCGGTGGCTTAATATTACTACCTAGAGCAAAGATAGGAATTAGTTCTTTACTGAATGAGCACAATGCCCAGTTGATAATTTTTAATTGGTACTACCCATGCTTCCTATATGTCTGCGGCATGCTCCCAATAACCTTACCGAAGATGAACACCCGGTTCATCTCGTCTTTCTCGATCGGGTCCCACGGTGAGTAGCTTTTGTTATCAGAGATGACCAGCAGCTTATCCTTCATCATTTGCAGGCGCTTTACATGGGCTGTGTCGTCGTACAGAAACGCATAGATACCATCACCGTCGAAAGATTTAACTGTGATATCAACGAACAGCAGATCACCTGGTTCGATCGTTCCTGACATGCTGTCACCACGCACGTTAATGATGCGGATATTTTCCGCCTTCCTACCATCGAACATGTGACGAGCATCGTCAAACGAGTACTCAACCGAGCGTAGAACTTCTACAAACTCACGGTTGATGACTCCCGGCCCAGCACTGACTTCTATATCAAGAACGTCAATCTTGAAGTATTTGGAATGGCTGACAGTTGATTGTATTGGTTGCACTGTACTGTCTGACATATTTCCAACGCCAGAAGATAACCATTCTGCGCGCACACCCAAAGCGTTCGCGATCTCCACGATTTTAGTTGTTTGATTAGCTTTCCCTGTTTCGATTTTCTGAATAGCAGCCTGGCTAACCCCGACCAAATCCCCAAGCGCCTTTTGTGTAAGGCCTCGCGCTAATCTGGCTTCTTTAAGTCTTTCTGAGAGTGTTGTTTTCATAGTCCAAATGTACAACCAAGGTTTTATTCCATCAAACGAAAATGGTTGTTGACTAAAAACAACCATAGTTTTAATCTTGATTCAAATTAACCACGGAGGTTGTTATGAACCCAGCTATCAAAACAGCGATCAATATCGTTGGTTCACAAAAGAAACTGGGCGCTGCTTGCGAAGTTTCACAGCAGGCCGTCTATAAGTGGCTTCACAACAAAGCAAAGGTATCCCCTGAACATGTCGGCAGCATTGTTACGGCTACTGGTGGAGTAGTGAAGGCATACCAGATTCGCCCGGATCTTCCGAAGTTGTTTCCACACACCGAAAAGAACGCAGCTTAAATTTCCATTTCACGCTCTTTAACAATAAGCAATCAACTTAACAGTCAATTCAAACTAAAGGAGTCAATTATGCAACCACTTACATACCAACAGACTAGCGGATTTAGCCCGACTGCGGTGATAAATCGTTCTCAAACAAAACAGGTGCCAGGCCACGAAAAAATCCGTGATGCCGTCCGCGCCTGGTCGGCTGTAGATAATCAGGATGTCGTTGCCACACTCATTGTGAATGAGTATCTGGAGCAGGGCGGCGGCACCATCGATTTCCCTGATGATGTCAGCCGTGCACGCCAGAAGCTGTTCCGCTTCCTCGATAACAAATTCGATTCTGAAAAATACCGAAATAACGTGCGTGAACTGACCCCGGCAATTCTGGCGGTACTACCGCTGGAATATCGCGGTTACCTGGTTGAGCAGGATAGCTTCATGGCTAGGTTGGCTGAAATGGAAAAGGAACTCAGTGAGGCAAAACAGGCTGTCATTCTCAACGCACCACGCCACCAGAAACTGAAGGAAATTAGTGAAGGTATTGTGTCGATGTTTCGTGTGGACCCAGATCTGGCTGGTCCATTGATGGCGATGGTTACTACCATGCTGGGGGCGATATGACAGGTTCAGAAATGGCGAAAGCCGGTCTGCTGGAACAGAACCGACTTTCAGGTGCAAATCGTAACACACTCATTGCGGGAGGAATTATGGCAAACACTGCTGAGATATTCAATTTTCCAGTGCCGGATGTGGCACAAAAGGAGCGGCGCGTGGCAGATCTCGACGATGGTTATACGCGCATTGCAAATGAGTTGCTGGAAGCTGTGATGCTGGCCGGATTAACACAGCACCAGCTTCTGGTCTTTCTGGCTGTCATGCGCAAAACATATGGCTTTAATAAAAAACTGGATTGGGTTAGCAACGAGCAACTTTCCGAATTAACCGGGATATTGCCGCACAAGTGTTCTGCTGCAAAAAGTGTTCTGGTAAAGCGTGGGATTTTTATTCAGAGCGGGCGGAATACCGGCATTAATAATGTGGTCAGTGAATGGTCAACATTACCCGAATCAGGTAAGAAAAATAAAGTTTACCTGAAAGAGGTAAATTTACCTGAATCAGGTAAAAAAAGTTTACCCAAATCAGGTAAAGGCGTTTACCCGAATCAGGTAAACACAAAAGACAAACTAACAAAAGACAATATAAAACCTTTTTCGTCCGAGAATTCTGGCGAATCCTCTGACCAACCAGAAAACGATCTTCCTGTGGTGAAACCGGATGCTGCAATTCAGAGCGGCAGCAAGTGGGGGACAGCAGAAGACCTGACCGCCGCAGAGTGGATGTTTGACATGGTGAAGACCATCGCGCCATCAGCCAGAAAACCGAATTTTGCAGGGTGGGCTAACGATATCCGCCTGATGCGTGAACGTGACGGACGTAACCACCGCGACATGTGCGTGCTGTTCCGCTGGGCATGCCAGGACAACTTCTGGTCCGGTAACGTGCTAAGTCCGGCCAAACTCCGCGACAAGTGGACCCAACTCGAAATCAACCGTAACAAGCAACAGGCAGGCGTGACAGCTAGCAAACCAAAACTCGACCTGACAAACACAGACTGGATTTACGGGGTGGATCTATGAAAAACATCGCCGCACAGATGATTAACTTTGACCGTGAGCAGATGCGTCGGATCGCCAACAACATGCCGGAACAGTACGACGAAAAGCCGCAGGTACAGCAGGTAGCGCAGATAATCAACGGTGTATTCAGCCAGTTACTGGCAACTTTCCCGGCGAGCCTGGCTAATCGTGACCAGAACGAACTGAACGAAATCCGCCGCCAGTGGGTTCTGGCTTTCCGGGAAAACGGGATCACCACGATGGAGCAGGTGAGCGACGGAATGCGTGTTGCCCGTCGGCAGAATAGACCATTTCTGCCATCACCCGGGCAGTTTGTTGCATGGTGCCGGGAAGAAGCATCCGTTACCGCCGGGCTGCCAAACGTCAGCGAGCTGGTTGATATGGTTTACGAGTATTGCCGGAAGCGTGGTCTGTATCCGGATGCAGAGTCTTATCCGTGGAAATCAAACGCGCACTACTGGCTGGTTACCAACCTGTATCAGAACATGCGGGCCAATGCGTTGACTGACGCGGAATTACGGCGCAAGGCTGCCGATGAACTGGCCTGTATGACCGCGCGAATTAACCGTGGTGAGGCTATACCTGAACCAGTAAAACAACTTCCTGTCATGGGCGGTAGGCCTCTAAATCGTGCACAGGCTCTGGCGAAGATCGCAGAAATCAAAGCTAAGTTCGGGCTGAAAGGAGCGATGAAATAGAGCTAAAGTATTAGCTTAAAAATAAAGTATACCTAGCGAATATAATCTAGGACTAGTTGTAACGCCCGAAATGATTGATTGCGTGAGCAACAAAATTTTTCTTCCATTGTTGTGAAATCATTTAGCCATAAAGTTTATGCAGAGATTTTATTTTATTTTTGAGTTGATTTTTTTGTAACGAGCTGTATATTTCGCGCCTCTTGTCATACCAGTTATTTTTTTCATTATATTCATAACGTTGATTGAACTATGACCACTGTGAATAAAAAGTTAAAAAAAACTGCATCTGGCGCGATTACATGGTCGGTAATTGTTACCCAGATATTATCTCCAGTTTCTCTTTCTTTGATCCCAGCAAACAGTTTTGCATCATCTGGTAATAAAGATGTTACGCAAATTTATGCCAGCGATGAGCATGCAAATAAAGTGGCCTCATTTGCAGCAAGTGCAGGTCAGAGCCTGGCGAATAATAATGCAAGTAGTTTTGCTGTAAATACTTTATCAACTCAGGCGACAAAAGAGGTCGTCGACTGGTTGCAACAATATGGCAATGCGCGCATCAAGCTTAATGTCGATGATTCTTTTTCCTTGAAGGATTCATCATTCGACTTTTTATATCCATGGCTGGATACTCAGGATTATGTGTTATTCAGTCAGACATCACTACATCGTACTGATGACCGAAATCAGACCAATATTGGTTTGGGGATTCGTCATTTCACTCCTGATAACGCAATGTTGGGTGCGAATGTTTTCTATGATTACGATTTAAGTCGTAGTCACTCTCGTGCAGGTTTTGGGGTTGAGTACTGGAGGGATTATTTCAGGCTTGGTGTAAATACCTATTTTGGTCTATCTGACTGGAAGAACAGTCGTGATATTGATGATTATCTGGAAAGACCTGCAAATGGCTGGGATTTTTCTGCTGAAGGATGGCTACCTGCTTATCCGCAATTAGGGGCATCTATTCAGTTTGAAAAATATTATGGTAAAAATGTCGGGTTATTTGGAAGCGATAACCTGCAGGAAAACCCTTACGCAGTTACTGGGGGAATTTCTTATACACCAGTTCCTCTGATTAAGTTTTCTGCACAGCATAAGCAAGGACAGAGCAACACTCACGATACAACCTTTGGTGTTGAGTTTAATTATCGCCCGGGCGTTTCCTTGGCTGAACAGCTTAGCAGCGATAATGTTGCAGTTATGCGAGAAGTCCAGAACCGGCGTTATGATTTTGTTGAACGAAATAACAACATTGTTCTGGAGTACAAGAAGAAGCATGCACTGAAAATCAGTTTGCCAGAGTCTGTTCAGGGGGAGGGGGAATCAATCATCCCTGTAACACTGACAATCAACAATGCTAGTGGTGGTATCAAGTCTGTACAGTGGAATGATAGTGCATTCACTGCGGCTGGCGGCAAGATCAGTGGAAATGGCACATCATGGCAGATCACTTTACCGGCTTATAAAAGCGAAGGTGTAAATTCGTGGAATGTTGGAGCCACAGTACAGGATAACAGAGGCAACGTTTCCAACTATGCCGTGATGAATATTAGCGTTACTGATAGTGGTGTCTCGACGGCTGATTCGTCTTTTACACTGGATGGAGATTCGTCGCCGACAATCTCTGCTGATAGCCAATCCACTTATCCGATAGTATTAAGCCTGAAAGATAGTAACGGTAAGG